AATGCAGGATCGTTTAGCGTTTCTTCAAACAGTTTAGCCTGATCTCGTCTAGACAAATTTTGTCCAATTACATTAGCTAAAACGTTTTTAATCTTATCTATTGTTGTCTCATCAATGCCTGTAACTTTATTACCTCCAATAAACCTAAAATATTCAACCATCTCAATATACCATTGAGGATTGAAGAAATCTGTAATAAAATCTTTTCGTGTTTTAGGTACTGAGTTACGTATCCAATCGTATGAGAATGTCGCAGCTGATACGCCAATCTTTGTATAGATTTTTTCTAATCCATCATATAAAGGTTTTTGATTTACTAAGAACTGAATGTAAACCTGTAGGTCATCAAAGTTAGTATCATCTATAAAATCAGTTATGGCTTTTGTCTGCTCATCTAATGCTCTCTTAATGATAGGATAAGCATAAGCCTCATACTCTTTATGTAGCTTTAAATAGGTTTTGTGGTATTTAACACTACTTGCCATTTATGGTTGCATTGTTATATGCCTGATCTAAAGACAACTCCTCAATAGGTACTAAGTTAGCAGGAACGTAAATGTTCTGCATTTCTGGAGTGCTAATCTTATCGTAACCCTGAGCAATACGTTTCTCATCAGGAGTGATCCAATATGAATTAGCCAGCCATTGTGTTAGCTTTTCCATATCTTCCTGCATCTCAGGATAAGAACTAAAGTCAAAATCAAAGTAATATTTCTTGCCGTATGCTTTAGCGTATGGCTCACAAACAAACTTGTTGATTGCATCTCTAATCTTGCGAGATAGTGGAGCAGTTGCATTATATATTAACTGCTTAGATGCCCATCCCATATTATTATCCGTAGATGCCGACTCACTACCTGAGAACTGTATTGGAACATGAAAAGCAGTAAATATCTTGCGAGTATCTATGTTAAGCGATTCTATTAATTGTAAGTCAGTAGATGGTAATCCGATCTGAGTCCATTTTAGCGGTCCTGATGATGGGAATATACGATCCATTAAAGTTTCACCTCGCTTTGCATCAACGATTTTTTCCTTCAATAAGTTCATTTGATCCTTTGTCAAACTTGCACCATTCCCATCAGGAGAAATAAAGCCCATAGCACCACCATTACGTATCTGCTTTAATAATTCGTTATCGCCCTCATTCTCTTTTAATACATTTCTGTAAATAGCTTTGATAGGTGACTGTCCGTATAGTTGCGCTCCTGTTAGCGTAAAGTCAGGATTAAAGGATTTAAAGTGAACAACCTGATTAGCAGGTAAAGGTACTTCTTCAATATAGATAGATGTCAAAGAATATCCTTTAATTGGCTCAAACATACCACCTGAGATAATCTCAATCCATTGACTAGGTAAGCAGTATAGTTGTGACCAGATTTGTTTCTCAGTCATCACATCATCCTTACCATTGCCAAAGATATACCCATCGCCAGTACACAAGAAAAACCCTGCAAGATCAGTCATCCATTCCTCATAAGTCTGTAAAGGATTAGGCTTTGCTAATAAGTCAAGTATAGGATTGTTTTCTACCTGATTAAACATCTGCTCTTTAAGTTGTAATGTTCTCATCTTAGCAGATGCACCCTCAGCCATAGACATATTCTCATATATCTTTAAATCCTTTTTTGTTACTCCCTCTTTGACTTCATAAAGACAATAAGCGCATTCCGCAACCTTTTTACTAATAATATCAATGCAAGTGTAAACATCAGCGTTCTTTTGGAATCCCTCTTCAACAAACTTAATCTTATCTGAAAAATCAACTATAACCTGATTATTTCCAATCCATCCAAATACGTTCTGGTTGTAAAGGTTAGCAGTTATGCTTTGCTGCAATCCGGGCATCAAAGACTGTAATTGATTTTGGGCTGCCTTTTCAATATCAGCCTTAAAGAATTTTTGTAGTATGCCCATAATTACCATTCAAATGAATATTCCTGTACAAATTTAGATGCCAACTTATTTAATGCCACGTATCTCAAAGGATCTATGAGGTGATTAAAGGCATCAATCGGCTCATTTAACATTTTGCCTGTTTTATCTTTTTTCCAAATATATGAATAAAGTTCCTTTTTTAGATTATGGCTATTTGCCGTTACATTTATCTTATATCTTTTAAGGATGTCAATGCCTTGCTTTATACTATCTGGTCCTTTCATTGCTCCATGAATGTTAAAACCTTCAGCATAAATCTCTTGTATAGACTTTGGCTCTGCACTATCAGCTATTATTTCCTGCTCTGGGCTTACCTTAAAATCTCTTAGCTTTTGGCATATATCCATGTTAGTTAGTCTGGTTTCATAGCACATCTCATTTACCCACAACTCGCCTTCTGATTTATAAACCTCTATTATACCTGTCGGATCATTGGTAAAACCAAAGTCAATGCCATAACTAATTAACTCAGCATCCTCTGGTATTGCCTCACATATTGCCCAGTTCCTAAATATAACGCCCTCAATCTTGCCTGTTAAACCTCTAGCATATACATTCCATAACTCCTGATCTAATTCCTTTATAGCCTCTATTCTTTGATGATCTTCTTCTGATAGGAATGGATTATGCCGATGGTCTGAGATTATTAGTTTTGTATCTGGCTGACCAATTAGCTTAGTATGCGCCCAAAACTCATTTGTGGGATTATAATCTATGTATATTTTATTCTTTGTCCTGATTGCTAACTGCCAGTATATCTGGTAACTTATACCATTAGCCTCATTGACAAAAAGGTAGTCACGCTTACCATTCTTTGCTGACTGCTCATTCTCAAAGGAAACAAACTCAATAAGTGAGCCGTTCTTAAAATAGATTATCCGTTCAGTCTTATTCCAAAATTTTAGTTGAGATTGTAAGTATTTGTTATCTGCAAAGATATTTTCAGCATCTCTGTAAGCACCTTTACGCAAGTTAGGTAATGATTCTCCTGCAACAGTTATAACTGACCTTTGCTCATTTACTGCTTTATAGAAAAGCAGTTGCATGACAGAGTAAGTTTTAGATGATGCCGTACCTCCCTGTAAAATACAAACCTTTTCTTTAGTGTTGTATGCTTCATAGAATACTGGACTGCAATCAAACATCTATTTCATTTTCACTATGTGACAAAGGAGGCGCAGTATTGTAAACATTTGGAGCAGGTACTCTAAAATTAATATCTCCATCTAATGTCAGGCTTTGGGATGCTTTGCCATAGGCACGATCTAATAAAACCTCAGCTGCTCTAACATCTCCTTTTACTGCCTTTGAACGTAATGCCATCAGGATTGCCTTTGCTGCTTCTATTCCATCCTTCTCCTCACCTAATACATCAGCTAGTAAAACATCTAACTGCGGTATTTTCTTAGGTGCGCCTTTTATATTACCAGAAACTCCTTTTTTAAATTGAGTATTTAATCCCCTCTTTAGTGACTCTTCTCTGCTTGTAATCATTATGTACCTCCTTTAAAAACTCTTTGTATTCTTTTTTATCGCCATACTTAACATGGCAATCTCGACATACTGCCATTAAGTTATTTATATTCTCAGGCTCTTTAGTACCACCCATTCCTCTACATTCAATATGGTGTATATCTATTGCCTGAGCCTTGCATATCTCGCAGGGTATAAAATCAGATTGATCAAAGCCAAAGTAAGTTAAATATATTTTAGTGTGCTTTTTCACTTAAACCTGTATTAATTTTATCTAACCATTGAATTTTTATTTGATTTGCTATTTGCGCAGTCATTACAGGTGGAACAGACCTTCCAATACAACTTAATGGGTTTTGGTCTAAAAAGTTATAATCTAAAGGATATGATTGTAAAACACAAGATTCATATTTATTTAATTTTCTTGGCTGTAAAGGATGACAAACAGAAGCCGCACCGTTATTTGATGCCCCTTCTGTTAATGTATTACAAGGTTTATTTAAAAAAGGTCTAACTAATGAAAATCTTTTAATATGACTATTTTCCTTTGGGTAATTTATCTCTTTCCATTGTTTATAAATAGCAAACCTTTCAATACTTTTACCTCCCATTTGCCAGAACTCTTTTGTTGCATATTCAAAAGATATTGGAGGCTCATTAAAATCAAGTTTCAATTTAGATAAGTTATATTCTTTTTTATGACCAATAATAAAAACACGTTGTCTTATTTGCGGAACGCCTAAAGATGCAGCATTTATTGAAAATATTTGAGCCGTATAACCGATTGCATCAATATCTCTAAATATTTGCTTTACATACAATTTTGCATTCCCTTTTATAAGACCACTAACATTTTCCATTAGAAATGTTTTAGGCTTTAATTTATTAATTGTCTTAACATATTCAAAAACTAAATCATCTGTTTTTTGTATATGTCCTTCATAAACTTTTTCTTTTCCCCATTTACGTTCTCTGGCTCCTGCAGTACTAAACGAGGCACAGGGTGGCGAACCATCTAATAAATCAAGTTCAAATAATTCATCGGGTAAATCATTTCTATAATTCCATTCTCTTATATCCTCAGTATAAAAATATTTAGGATTATGATTTACTTTGTAAATTTTAGAATAATGTTCAGTTAATTCTAATCCTCCAATATGTTCAAATCCGGATAATTTATAACCCATAGTCGATCCACCACCACAAACAAAAGTACCAAATACCTTATAACCGTTTTTTGTATATTGATAACCGTCTTTTAAATTCCATTTAAAAGGAAATTTATGTTCTATTTTTT